AGAAATGAAACGGGCAGTATCCACATCGCACCGTACCAAAGTGGAAGAAATGAAAAGAAGATTTGATTATGGAAACGAAAGAATTTATCTACAAAGAAGTTGAAAACTATTTGAAAAGTAACATGAGTGCAAACCGTTTCTCCGTAGTGGCTATTGTCGAGGACATGCCGACCTTTGAGGGCTTTATTATCCCCTACTACTCCCAAATGATTGAGGGTGTGCCGTTCCCGGTGGACATCGAAGAACTGTACATCAATTCGGAGGACTACGAAGAACAATACAGCGAGATTGTAACGCTGTTGGCGTATAGACTTATGCGTTTTGGAAGTAACCAGGAATTAAACTAAAAAACATTTGAAGATATGAAAACTATTGAGATTATCGCAGCAATGCAAAAGAACTTAACCGCCCTTATGGAGCAACAAGCAAACGAAGTATCAGAACTCGAAGTGTATAAAGCCAAACAAAAAGAAAGGGCAGAGACTTTAAAGCAATCTATTTTAAGCGCTTTTGCGGCGTTTATGGATGAGGACGAAGTAACCGCACCCGAACCCGTAGAAAGTCCCGTAGAGGACAAGGAAAAGGCATCAGCGGAAGCCGCACGCCCCGGAGAGGAAGCCAAACCCCTGGGAGAGGAAGCCGCCGCCGCACTAAAGCAGGCAAAGGAACGTGCCGAGAAAGAAGCCGCCGAGAAGAAACGTAAAGCGGACGTAAAGGAAGCAAAGGCACTCGCCGCAAAAGCACTCGCCGAGAAAGAGGAAAACGAACGGAAGCAACGCGCAGCCGTAGCAGAAGCCGCCATACAGGCAGCGAAAGACCGTAAAGCCGCCGAAGATGCAGCAAAGGCGAAAGCCGAGGCCGCCAAAGCAGCCGAAGATGCAGCAAAGGCGAAAGCCGAAGCCGCCAAAGCAGCCGAAGAAGCCACCACACAAGTAGGCGAGGAAGAAGACGAGGGCGACGGAAGTATGAGCGAAGAAGAATACAACCGACTGGAAATCCTGTTGGATAAGTATCAGTCACCAATCGCCAAACGTGCTATCCAGGAACTGAAAGACGCCGGGCACGAGGAAACACTAAAGCCCCGTGTAAATGATAACGGTTGGTTCTGCCGAACGAAAAAGGCAAATGATATGATTGTAGACGCCGTGGATAAAATTGCCGAAGAACAACGAAAGGCACTGTTTGCAGACGGCTCGTCTTTCATGGAACATCAAAAAGAGGTCGGCGTGCTGGCACGTGCACAGGCTTCCGCTAAAAGCTTCGCAAAGCAAGCAAGGGTATTTGAACTGTGCCCTATGACTATCACCGACATACCCGAAGCAAACCAAATGGGTGTACTCGCAGACGCTGCACGCATCTGTAACGTTGAGAACCTTTTCAGTACACCGCGTTTCAAGGAGTTTTTAGCCGAGTTCGGTCTAACCTCAATGGCACAGTTGACAGGTGACAATGTAGCGAAGTTCTACGAATATATGTTTGAACAATGTACTTATAACGTATTTAAAGAAAAAGAATAATGAAAGAACAAGTAATAGACCACACAAGTAGGGAACACGCCCTACTTTCACCGAGTAGTTCACATCGTTGGTTAAACTGTACACCAAGCGCACGCCTGGAAGATAAGTACGGAGAGGATAGCGGGGGTAGTGCCGCATCGGAAGAGGGCACAGTAGCCCACGAGTTAGCAGAAGCCATACTCCAGCAATATCTAAAAAAGGAAATATTTCTTTTGATTGACGAACCGAAGATACCTAAAGAGATTGCAGAAAGCAAGTATTACAGCACGGAAATGCTTAACTACGTAATGGAATACGTTATCAAGTGCGTAGACGTTTACGAGGCCTACGGAGACGCAGAAATGATTATCGAGGGTAAATTCGACCTAACAATGTACGTTAAGGAGTGTTTCGGTAGTTGTGATTGCGCCGTGATAGCAGGGGATGAGGTTCACATATTAGACCTTAAATACGGAAAGGGCGTACAGGTTGAAGCCGAGGACAACCCACAGTTAAAAATGTACGCGTTAGGCGTTATACGCTCTTTGCCGCCCGCTACACAGTCCAAAATTAAAACGGTACACATGACTATCGGCCAGGTACGATTAGGGCACATGCCTACATTTACAATGACCCATGCGGACTTAACCCATTGGGCTATACACGAGCTACGCCCTAAAGCTACTTTAGCTTTCGCAGGCGAGGGAAAGACGGTCACAGGGGAACACTGTAAGTTCTGCAAGTTCAAAGCACAATGCCGGGCGCAGAAAGAAGCCCTGTTAGCCGAGTTCGACACCCACGAAGACGCGAATAAACTAACTAATGACGAGATAGGCGATATATTGAACAAGGCGGATATGTTTACCGATTGGTTAGCCGCTGTCAAGGCACACGCATTAAGTGCCCTTAATCGAGGTGAAACCGTGAAAGGGTGGAAACTTGTAGAGGGTAGAAGTATTCGCGTAATATCCGACCCGGAAAAGGCAGTAGATACGTTATCCAGCGCGTTAAGCGTTGACCCCGATACGTTCTACAACAAGAAACTAAAAGGCATTGGAGACCTGGAAAAGCTTGTAGGTAAACAGCGGTTGGCTTTATTGCTTGACGGTAATATAGTGAAGCCCGCAGGAGCGCCCACACTTGCCAAAGAAAGCGATAAACGGGCTGCAATCAGTCCAGCCCTTGACGATTTCGAGGATTTATCCTAAAGAATGTTAACGAATGAACCAACGTATTAGATAAAGCGTTATATTTGCATCAACGAATTAAAAACAAAGAATTATGAGGCAAGAAAGATTTAGTATAGCCGAGTTGGTAGACTTTAAAGACGGTGAACAATTCGATTTCACACTGCAAATCGGATTAGAAGAAATCGAAATGCGCTTTATCTCCGTATCGGAGTTCCTCAACGATGTTATTTATTTGCTTCTGAACTATGATACGAATAAGTACGTTACGATAATGGAAGATGAGGCAAAAGATATAATCATCGAGAATTATTAAAAGAAGTTAACAGAATAAACAACATATTGATTTATTTGTTATCTTTGCAACATCAAATTAAAAACGGAAAGTCCGAACCGTTTAGAGGACAAAAAGAAAAAAAGTTATTATGAAAGCAATGATTAAAAACGTGAGATTGAGTTATGTTAGAGTGTTTGAAGCTGCACAAGTAAACGGAACTGGAGATGCAAACTATAGTGTTTGTCTACTTATCCCAAAGGATAGCCCGGAAGCGTTGAAGTTAATGCAAGAAATTGACGCGGTAGCACAGGAAATGAAATCAAAGTACCCGAAACTAAAAGGACAGCTCCCGAAAATGTGGTCTAACCCGTTGAGAGATGGAGACGCCGAAAAAGACGGGGCAGAATACCAAGGTATGTACTTTATTAATGCGAAGCGTAAAGAGAAGCAAGGCGCGCCGCTCCTCATCAACGGAGCAAAACAGTACATCACCGACAAAGAAGAAATGTACAGCGGCTGTTATGGCAACGTATCTGTATCACTTTATACTTATGAGTTTACCGGGAAGTACGGCGTAGGCGTAGGGCTTAACGCAATCCAAAAGACAAGAGACGGTGAACGTTTGGACGGTGGCGCATCAATCGACGATTTCGATTTTGAAGAGGGTGAGGATTTAAGTATCTTTGGATAACTATCAAGAAATAAAGAAAGCAAGTAATAACCGGGGGGTATAAGAACCCCCCAACAAAGTAAAAAAAATGGGAAAATCCGATAGCTACATAAACGAACAAGGTATTAGAATTTCAAAGGCGACGGGCAAACCCGTAGCAAAGTACACAAAGCGCAATAAACAATATTGGGCGAAACGTATGGCAGAAGCCGCGCAAACCGTTGAGATAGTAGTAGACCCGTTAATAGCGGAACTCCAAAGTCTGTACAGCGAAGAAGAAATACAGGGTATTATCGGGCTTAAAAAGGATAGTGCACCCGTCGAGTTGGTAGAAATACCTAATAAGAAAAAATGCGAACTTGACGAGGGAAACACCGGGTTTTTGATTGCCTCCGATTGGCATGCGGACGAAGTTGTGAAACCGTCCACCGTATTAGGCAAAAACGAATACAACAAGGATATTGCCGAACAACGTATCAAGAATTTCTTTGCAAACGCCATCTACATGATTAAGAAGAAGCCCGTAGATAACCTGGTAGTAGGTCTTATCGGCGATATGATAGGCGGGTATATTCATGATGAGTTAGCGCAAACAAACAGCATGTCACCTATGCAGGGCATTAGCTTCGTTAAATCGCTTGTTATTTCGGGGTTGAAAAAGATACATGACGAGTTGCCCGACTTGCAGCAAATCACGGTAGTAGGCATCTGTGGTAACCACACCCGAACAACCCGCAAAATGCAGTTCTCGAACGGCTTCGCTATGAACCACGAATTTTTCATGTACAAGGATATTGAACAAACGCTCACTCTTATGGGGCTATCAAAGTTTAAATTCATTATTCCGGAAAGTGAATTTGCATATCTAAGCGTCTACGACAAAAAAGTTCTTATGTGTCACGGACACCAATTTAGAAGCGCTGGCGGTATCGGGGGTATTTACCCGGCAATGTTCCGTTGGTATTCCAAAATGAACCAAACTATCCAAATAGATAAGGCGTTCATAGGTCACTATCACCAAATGATTTACACTAAAGAGGTTTGCGTAAACGGGTCTTTAAAAGGCTATGACGCCTTTGCAATGGGTCACGGGTTGGCGTACGAAGTACCACAACAAACGTATGTAATCCTCAACGAGAAACGCGGTTTTATTTTTTATTCACCCATTTTTGCAGATTAATTTTAATCCCTCTATTTGTTAATAAAATACAAATAGAGGGATTTTCTTTGTTTATATCAAACCTTTGCCCTATCTTTGTCGTTATTATTAGAAGCCAATTAAAAACAGTGATTATGAAAACAAAGTATTTTATAGATTACGTCTACAACCGGCCAAGCGGAGAGAATTTCTATCACCAATTAGTACGAACTAAAGATGATGCGATACTATTCGCTAACAGAGACCTGGAAACAGTTATACGATACGCGAAATTTAAACTTGGTATTGACAGCAAAGAACTAACAATATTATAATATGAAACATTTATTTATCGACTTTGAGACATTTTCCGATGTTGATATTAAGTCAAGCGGAAACTACAAGTACGCGGAAAGCGAAAACTTTGAAATACTCCTTTGCGGGTATATGTGGGACACAGATACAAAGGTGTCGTTTATCGACTTAACAAAAGAGGGCGGACACGATGAGTTCATGAACTTCTTTACCGAAGTGGCGAACGACCAGGACACCGTAATAGTTGCCCACAATGCCGCGTTTGAACGCGTGTGTTTAATGAACTACGGGATAAACATAAGTCCTATGCGCTTCTTCTGTACTGCCAACATGGCGCTCTATTGCGGTCTACCTGCATCACTTGACGCGGTTTCACAGATACTAAATCTTTCCGATAAGAAGTTAGGTACAGGTAAGGCACTGATACGTTTTTTCTCCGTTCCTTGTAAGCCGACAAAATCGAACGGCATGCAGACCCGTAACCATTCAGCTGATTACCCGGATAAGTGGGAAGAGTTTAAAACTTACTTGGAGTATGACGTACTTTCGGAAAAGGAGATATTCACGAAATTATCGGTTTTCGAGTTCCCGGAAAGCGAGCAGCGCATTTATGCAGCCGACCAACGTATAAACGATTACGGTATCCTGGCAGATGTTCAGTTAGCCAAAAAGGCGGCAGAACTTGACGCGAAGCACAAAGAAGAATTAGAGACCGAAGCACTGAACAAATACGGTATCACGTCTCTAAAGTCAATGCCCCAATTGAAAGACTTCATTTATGACAATACGGGTGTTGAGGTGTCTACACTGATTAAGGCGGAACTTCCGAACGTAATCGCAAAGGTGAAAGCGTCAACCATGCCGGAAGAAAAGAAGCAAGCAGCGTTAGACGTGCTCGCAATGCGCGTAGAGGTCGGCAAGACGTCCAACGCTAAATACACGGCTATACTTAATTGCGTTGGAAAGGGCGACCGTATTCGGGGTCTATTCCGTTATTACGGCGCTTCTCGTACGGGTCGTTGGGCGGGTCGCCTGGTGCAGTTGCAGAACCTACCGCAAAACCATTTGGAAGACCTGGACACGCCGCGAAGATTAGTTAAAGAGGGTGCGTTCGATGCGATGGCAATGTTCTACGATAAGCCTACGCACATTATTTCGCAACTTATCCGTACGGCGTTTATCGCGCCCGAGGGTTACACCTTTTCAGTCGCCGACTTTTCAGCTATTGAAGCCCGTGTAATTGCATGGGTCGCTAATGAGAAATGGCGTTTGGAGTTGTTCGAGAACCCGAAAAGCGATATTTATTGTGCTTCCGCCTCTAAGATGTTCGGCGTACCAGTCCATAAGGGTGACGAGTTGAGACAGCGCGGAAAGGTTGCGGAACTCGCATTAGGATACGGAGGGGGTATAAACGCCCTCACCACTATGGACACTAAGAAAGCGTTAAGGGATGATGAGAAGCCCGAAATACTTTCTAAGTGGAGAGAAGCAAACCCCAATATCGTAGCCCTGTGGAAACGGTTGGAAGAAGCTGCAAAGCGCTGTATAGGCACGCGCCGCCCGGTTACATTCAAGATAACCGATAAAGCGGAAATTGTATTTAATTATAAATATGGTGCAATGACCGTTAAATTACCGAGCGGGCGCGAACTTTTCTACCCCGCGGCGCGTTTATCCAAAAGAACGATAACTTCACCGTCCGGGTCTTTCGATGTCCAGGATATAAGTTATAAGGGACAAAACCAAATTACAGGGAAGTGGGAAACGCTTCACACGTACGGCGGTAAACTAACGGAGAACGTTGTACAGGCTATAAGCCGCGATTTGCTGGCACAAGCTATATTTAACGTTTTTGATATGGGTTATAACATAGTGCTGCATGTGCATGATGAGATAGCCGCCGAGATACCGAAAGACGGTAACGAGGAACAAGTTTTGAAAGATATGTGCGAAGCAATGGCAAAAGCGCCCGAATGGGCAAACGGTATTGCTTTACGTGCAGCGGGTTATATAACTGATTATTACAAAAAAGATTAAAAATGGAAATCAGAGATTTAAAGATTACAATCGCAACCGCGGCTTCCGCCGTTTCAACGTCTTGGAAGAACAAGGCGTTGACGTGGGGCGAGTTCGTAACTATGATGTCGAACGCGAGGGTTACCAATGAAACGTACCGCGAGTTTATGTCGATGTCTAAAGCCGAACAAGGGCGCGTTAAAGACGTAGGCGCGTTCGTTGGCGGCGAGTTGTTGAGCAGCAAGCGTACCAAAGCGAACATCGGCGAACGTAGCCTTATCGCCCTGGATATTGATTTCGGCGAAAAGGATTTCGCGGAACAATTCGCGGCAACTATTCAACGGGCGTTTTTCATTCACGGGACGCATAAGCATAATTTCGATAAGGGCGTGTACCGTTATCGTATCTTAATGCCGATAGACCGCCCTGTAGATAACGAGGAGTACGAAGCGTTGACACGAAAGGTTGCGGAACTCACAGGCATGGACTTGTACGACCGCACAACCTTTCAGCCGGAACGCTGCATGTTCTTTCCGTCTGTACCGTCCGATGTATCGTACTATTTCGAGGACTTTACGGACGTTTACCCGGAAGCCTTGGAGGTTGACAAGTATTTGGGTATGTACGAGGATTGGAGCGATACAACCGAGTGGGCATACCATAAAGACGAGAAAGGCGAAGCGCGCAGCCTGGTAAAGGAACAACAAGACCCTACACTAAAATCCGGGTCTATCGGTGACTTTTGTAGAGCGTACACCATAAGCGAAGCAATCGAAAAGTATTTGCCCGAGATTTACACGCCCACAGACAAACCCAACCGTTGGACTTATACAGGCGGCTCTACTTCGGGCGGTATGATTACCTATGACGACTTGTTCGCGTACTCGCACCATAGCACAGACCCAATACAGGGCAACCACGTGTTTAACGCGTACGACTTGGTTCGTATCCATTTGTTCGGCAAACTGGATAAGCGCGCAGATAGCAAGGTGTCAATTACCGAAATGAACCGTTTAGTTTATAATGACGAAAAGGTAAAAGCACTGTTAGCTAAAAAGAACGGTGAAGAAGCCGCCGAGACATTAGCCGAGTTCAACGTATTGCAAGTAGATGGTATCCCGGTAGTAGATGCCGAAGATATGGGAAACGAGCCGAGACGGTTAACCGCTGATGAGGTGGGCGAACAAATTGCAGCCGTTACGGCACAGTTGGACGACGACGGAAAAGGCGGTGTAGCGAACTCGTCTAAAAACATTTCCATCATACTGCGAAAAGACCCGTTAATAGGTAAACTAATCGCACGCGACCTGTTTAAGGATAGACGCGTAGTAAGCCGTACGCCGCATTGGAGATTGAAAGATACTTCCCTGGATTTTCAGGACGTGGATTTTGCGGGCATACGTAAACACATTGAGGATATATACGGCGTGTCAAGTGTGCAGAAAGTAGATGACGCTATCGCCCTGGAGGCCGAGTTTAACGCGTTTCACCCGATACAAGACTATCTAAACGGTTTAAGTTGGGACGGTATACCGCGCGTTGAACGTTTGCTTATCGACTACATGGGTGCAGAAGATAGCCAATACAGTAAAGACGCTATCCGCATTATGCTCGTGGGTGCAGTTAAGCGTGTGTTTGAAAAGGGCTGCAAGTTCGATACTATGTTAGTTATGAAGTCCGACCAGGGCGCAGGTAAATCAACTCTTATACGTATGCTTGGTAAGAAGTGGTTCAGCGATAGCCTTACATCTATGGATGGAAAGGACGCGTTCGAGCAGCTCCAGGGCAATTGGTTGATTGAGGTCGCCGAGTTATCCGCGATGCGTAAATCAGAAGTAGAAAGTATTAAGAACTTCATTTCAAAAACAGAGGACAGCTTTAGACCCGCATACGGTCGTGTTACTAAAAACTTCCCCCGTCAATGCGTATTCTTCGGAACAACGAACAAGGACGACTTTTTAAAAGATGCAACGGGCAACCGCCGTTTTATCCCGGTGGAGGTGAAAGCGAACGCACGCACTCACGAACTGTTCGAACCCGCGTTTGAGAATTATGTAGATATGGTTTGGGCGGAAGCGGTTGCAATGTATCGCGCCGGGGCAACTACCTTACTATCTCGTGAGAGTGAAGCCGTAGCCGAGGAACGCAGGGCGGCGCACCTGGAGCGTAGCGGATGGCATGGTGAAGTAGATAAGTACCTAAACATGAAAGTACCCGCCGATTGGGGCACGATGTCAAGCGCAGAACGTAGCATGTACTTTGATAACTACGATGAGGCGATGACCGCGGCGGATTACCAGGTTATGAGCGAGACAAGTGTACGCGCTATAATGGCGGAAGTGTGCAAATCGAATAACGCCGACCGTAGATTAGGCAATGAGATTAAAGACCTTATGTTAGGTTTCAAAGATTGGGAGTTCCGCGGCATGGTTGGAAACGATAAAACATACGGAAAACAAGCTTCGTATGTAAGAAAATGTTAAGGAACTAACTAAATACGGCTTTATTCATAATAGATGTTAACGATATATACAACCTATTGGATAAAGCCGTATATTTGTAGTGTTGAAAGGAACTAAAGACCCCACCAGCGTACTAAAATGCAAAAGGCTGGTTGAAAGATTAAATTCGTAAGACGAGAAAATAAGCAAACGTATCTCGAAAGGGTTAAATGAAAGTTCGGTAACCGATTAAATGAAGCTATAAAGCTTAAATCTTTAGAAGCCTTACAACAAACAAAAAGAAAGTTAATAAGGAAATAACGGTGAACCTTTTAAAATGTCCGTTGTTTATTAAGTATAACAACAATTTAAAAACAAAAGATTATGAAAAAGTTAGTAGTATTAGCAGTGTTAATTCTTACAAGTGTATCAATGTTTTCGCAGATTACAAGTCAAGGTAAGCCCGAAGTATTAAAGTCTTTCCGTATGGGCGTATGCAAGTTGATTGATACGGACGGAGCGTTAACCATTGTTGCCCAAACAAAGGAATCCGCGGGGCTGAAACTTACGGTTGATTTAGGAAACTACCAGGAAGCCGAAACGCTTATCGCCTCAATGATTGAGTACACCCCGAAACAGGGCGAAACGGTGAACCTTAACAACCCGTCGGGAAACACAGCGTATTATCAAAAACTTAATGGTACGTGGGTTATCGTTAGCGCGGGTGGCGCGGCTTCCATTGCAGTAAGCAAAGGAGAATTAAAAAAGATGTTAACAGCGATTACAGAGTGAAGCCATGAAAAAAAAAAGAATTAACGTTTGCAGAAGTAGACGCCCTACTACGGTACGATAGCGAAACGGGCGCGTTATATTGGAAAAAGACCGTAGGCAGTAGGGCGAAAGAGGGAGATGTTGCGGGGTGCAGGAACGTGCGAAGTGGGTACACCGTTATAAGATTGTACAAAAAACTATATCAAGCACACCGATTGGTGCTAATACTTTCGGGGGTATTGTTCAAACGTGGCGATTGCGTAGACCACTTAAACCACATAAGAACGGACAACCGATTAAGTAATTTGCGAGTAGTTAACCGTGTTACAAATCAAAGAAACCAATCGCAACGGGAGGACAATAAAACGGGAGTTACGGGTGTAATATATTCCGAACGGATAGGCAAATATATAGCGAGGATAGAGGTTAACTATAAGAGTATACACATAGGCACGTTTGCCAATATAGAAGAAGCCGCCGCGCGATTGGAAGCAGAAAAGAAATACGGCTTTCATGAAAACCACGGAAAACAAAAAGAAAGTTAATAAGAAAACAAAAAGCGAGTTTCAAGTGTTTATATAATATCAACAATTTAAAAAAGGAAATCATGGAATTAACAAAAGTGAATTTTATCGTAAAAGGAGAAGTAATCTGCGAGTACATTAACCTAAATTTCGTCCAACGTTTTATGTGGATAGATGGCGTGCCGTATGTAGGCATGGTAGGGCAGACATTCACCAAACAAGTTGCCGAGGATAGCGAAAGTATTTTTATTGACCTCTTTGCATAACGCGGCTATGATAGAGGTACTGAAAGTTAGATACAAGAACGGCGAGGGGTGGAATACCCTCTGCCAATCGGAAAAGCAAATCTTTCCAACGGTGGAGAAAGCAAGGGAGTTTTATAAAAAGAAGTTAGAAACAAATAAAATAGTTTTGTGGTATGCAGAAAAAATATAAAGTGACGAAATTTTCGTTTGTAGGCAAAGATGGGGAAAAACTTACATTAGAACCCAATATCGGTTTTAAATATTTCGTAAACCCGCAACACTCCAGGAACTACCTTATGGATTTTATTAAACGTACAATATGTCCGAACCCGTTAGGGCTTATAGTAGAGGGTGAATACATAAACGTGCCGGACGAAGTGCGAACCGTCAAGCGTGAGCCAAAAACCGACAACGTGCGGGACTACAATGTAGGCGCTTCCGATTATGCGAAACATAAGATACAACCTTGGGATATATGGCTGGAGTACAAACTAAACCCGTGGGACGCCGATATAATCAAGCGCGTGTTGAGGGACAAACCTACGGACGGGCGAAAGCTGGACTACGAGAAGATAATACATATTTGTAAAGAACGTATTAGACAGTTAGAAAATGGAGAATGAGATTACAAAACTTTTGGATAAGCGTATTAAACTTATTAGGACTATACGAGGAAACCCCGACCCGTCCAAAATGTACAAGGAGCTGGAGCAATTGGATAAGCAAATCGAGAGGGTGCGAAAATATGAAAGAAATAGTGAGTGAAAAGTATTTGGAGCGTACTCTATCGGAGAAGCTAAACAAATGCGGGTACGCCTGGTGTATTAAACTACTCTCAACCTTTGTAAGAGGGTTGCCCGATAGGCTGATACTTTGCAAAGGTGGGTACGTTTGCTTTGCAGAGATAAAGACAACCGGGAAGAAGCCGACCGCAATACAAAAATTTATTCACGAACGGTTGAACAAATTAGGTTTCACGGTGTTTATTGTAGACACCAAAGAGAGTATGAACGAAGTTTTAGAACATGTTAAAAACAAATCATTATGAACCCAAAGAAAGTAAAAAAAGAAATTGAATACAAGTTAGGGTTGTATTTCGGTATTAAGAGCGGGGTTTTAGGTATCAAAGACGGTACAGCGTATGGAACTATCGAAGAAGTTCAAGCAGACTTACAGCGCGATATTATCCAGGACGTGAACTACCTGGCGATTAAGTATCGGCAAGGTAAGCCCGAACACCAGGATTTCAAAAGCATTTGCATCTATTATCGTAACCATTTAATGAACCTATAAAATGACTAACTATGTAACTCTAAACGTGTCTTGTCAATCGGGCAAGACCGAAATAAAAATAAACGGTAAGTTGGTTAAAACGGCTGCCGAGATTGAAACAGCGATTAGGAAAGTACAACCCGGTGAACACTCCGAGTTATTAAAACAACTTTTAATGTTAGTGAGGGCAATAGAATGTTAAAGAAAGAACAATTACATGATTACCAGGTTAAAGCCGTGGACATGATAGTAAATAATTTTAACTGTGGTTTGTTCTTGGACTGCGGCTTGGGTAAGACGGTGAGCACTTTAACCGCTATCCAGGAACTTCGCGAGATAGGTTTTATTGACAAAGTATTAATCATCGCTCCGAAAAAAGTTGCGCAGGTAACGTGGAAAGATGAGATTAATAATTGGGAACATCTAAAGGGTTTGCGTATCTCCGTGATAGACGGGACGGCGGCACAACGCCGGGCGGCTATGATGGCAGATGCGGACATCTACACAGTAAGCCGCGATAACGTTGTGTGGCTCGTGGTTGAACACGGAGGCGTTAAACTGCCTTATGATATGGTCGTTATTGACGAGCTATCGAGTTTTAAGAACTACGCGTCAAAGCGTTTTAAAGCCCTTAGACGAGTGCGGAAGTTTATCCCGCGGGTAGTAGGTCTTACCGGAACGCCAGCCCCAAACGGGCTAATAGACCTATGGGCGCAGATGTTTTTGATTGATGAGGGTAAACGGTTGGGCAAAACGATTACGGACTATCGCAATAGGTTCTTTACTGCCGGACGTAAAAACGGTGATATTGTCTACCAGTGGGATTTAAAAAGCCCGGCGGAAGAAACGGAACAAAAAATTAGCGACCTCATCAAGGATATTTGCATCTCCATGAGCGCGGAGGATTATCTAAAGATGCCGGACAAACTTATGTACTACGATAGGGTTAAGCTATCCGATAAGGATTTCAAAGCCTATAAGACCTTTGAACGTGAGCAGGTATTGGAGTTCATAGAAAGCGGCGAAACTATTACAGCGGCTTCCGCTGCGGCTCTTAGCAACAAGCTACAGCAATTTGCTAACGGGGCGATGTATGACGCCGATAGAAATGTATTGCAACTCCATGACGAAAAGATAGAGAAGCTAAAAGAACTTGTAGAAGCTGCCAACGGGCAACCCGTACTTATTGCGTACACGTTCAAACACGACCTTGATAATATTATGGACGCCCTTAAGGAATACAAACCCGTCAAACTGGAGAAGCCCGAACAAATAGCCGATTGGAACGCAGGGAAGATTAACGTACTGGTGACACACCCGGCATCAGCGGGGCACGGTCTTAATCTGCAAAAGGGTGGGCACATAATGATATGGTACGGCTTAACGTGGGCACTCGAACTGTACCAGCAATTCAACGCCCGACTATATCGCCAGGGACAAAAGAAGCCCGTGAGCATTCACCACATAATCGCTACCGATACAGTGGACGAGAAGATTATAAAGAGCCTGGACGGAAAGGATACTACGCAGCGTAGTTTAATGGACGCAATTAAGGAAATTGTAGAACTTTATAAAACTAAAATATGATTAGGGAATTAACGCACGGTTCTCTGTTTAGCGGAATTGAGGGCTTCGGTTTGGGCGCAGCCCTCGCAGGAATAAAAACCGAATGGAGTTGTGAATTTGAAAAGTATCAAACGGAAGTAATTAAAAAAAATTTTGGAGATGGACACACAGTATATGGAGATATTAGAACGCTTGAAAACCCGCCGTTTGTTAACATCATCAGCGGTGGCTTCCCTTGCCAGGATATTAGCGTTGCTGGAAAAGGCACAGGCATTAAGGGCAGCAGGTCGGGACTATGGGGGGAAATGCTACGGGTTATTACAAACGTCAAACCCGATTACGTCATTATCGAAAATAGCCCTCTACTTAGAAAACGGGGATTTGAATACGTCTTACATGGACTTTCCGAAATCGGGTATGATGCACAATGGCAGTGTTTACAAGGTGGCTTCCTTGGATTGCAACAACGTCGGGAAAGGATATATATCATTGCCTACCCCGGCAGTAAGTTCAGCGAAAGGAAGCCCCCGAAACCGATATTTCGGAAACCCTACCTACCGGGGGAACTATCACGAGTATATCCGGGATGGAGAGAGCGACGGGATTTACCCGAACCCCGAACTTTCAGAAGCGTTAATGACTTTCCCAATCTCGTGGACAGAAACAAATGTTTAGGTAACGCCGTACAGCCTTTAATGGCACAATACCTGTTTGAGTGTATAAAAGTGTTTGACGCGGAAAATGTATAAAAGAAGTTAACGAATGAACCAACGTAACGTTTAAAGCGTTATCTTTGTATTACCAATTAAAACAAAAGGATTATGATTAGGGAACAAGACATCATGGAAAATGTAGGGAGGCTGCAAAAGTATGTAGGCTCGACTATCGAAGTAGAAGTAACAACCATAACAGAGGGCAACGTAATAAAGCCCCCTTAGGGTTGTGGGATATAACCCCCACGAAGCAATGTTAATCGTAGATGGCGGCGCAGACGGGTGGACAATGTTAGGCGGATGGGATGTAATAATCATTTGGTGCGATACGTATTGGTATATGAGTACAAACAGAATAATTAATGTATTATGAAAGCAGAAGAATTAGTAGGACTGCAAGTTAAAGCGATAATAGGCGGGAAAGAGGTTATCACCCGCGTAGTTGGGTACAATGGTTTAACCTGGGCGATTATCGCCTATGATGGCGGAATGGCAAGAGGCAGTCTGCCGCCAGAAGACACGGTAGTATTCGACTGTACCGGGTACATGTACAGGGAAGTGGATAACCTGGTAGTAACGGACGCAGCGCGATTGTCTGCGGGCAACTACCTTGCAGACGTGCCACCCGAAACACCGTTATCGAAGTTCCTATACCCAAAGTTGCCCGACCCCGATACGCCACCCGCCGAAGCGGTAGAAAGCGAACCCCCGTTTATAGAAATCTTATAAAACAAAAAAGTATGGAAGCAAAAGATTTAGTAGGAAAGTTAGTAACATCGAACTATTTAGAGAGCCGTAGAACTTTCCCCCTGGCGCAACGTTCAAGGTGGTAGGATATGAATGCGATTTGAATTGGGTAATAATAGACGCCGATTTATGGGGCTGGCAAGGTTTGGATATGTACGACCGTGTAACCGAGAAGTGCAAAACCTATTGGTATCTCCGACTATGTGAAATAACCAAAGTGTTATAACAAGTTAATAAGGCAATCGCGGTGAACCTTTCCAAAGCTCCCGTGTTTATATAGTATAACAATTAAAACAATGTGATTATGAAAGCAGAAGAATTAGTAGGAAAATGGATTGTATCGGAGGTATTAACGGATGAGATAAACGCACCTGCGGGTACAGCGTTCAATGTAATAGGATATGTCCCGAATACAAATTTGGTAATAGTAGACGCCGGGCAACGAGGCTGGAAAGGATTAATGCCAGGCGACGCCGTAGCCGAGGAGTGCGAAACCTATAAGTACGTCAACATGGACGATATTACAGAAGTATTATAATAATTAAAAACAGCATGATTATGAAAGCAGAAGAATTTGTAGGAAAGTGGGTTACAGGCTGGGCGATGTTCGACAGGGAATAACAAAGGTAAAGCCATGAAAGAAGTAATAAGCAAAGCACGCCAATTAGCTGGCGTGCGTATTCGGAAGACCCTCAACGGGCAGGTTAAGTTATTCGGTAGGGTCGTAGGGTACGAGGGTGACTGCCTGGTTATCGCGTACACCGCCCCGCTGGTTAAGGTGTCCTATCACGCCGAGCGAACCCCGACGAACCCCACGCTATTATGTGAAGTCCCCGCGGGTCACTCGCTCCTACTCACCGAGCCGTCCGGCGTTAATATATGGGAAGTCGACAAGGAGGCCGAGCGCATGCGTAGCTGGTTTAGAAACTACATGGCGAGGGTCGCATACTTCGCCCCGTACGGTGTCAAGCAGAAAGGTATCATCGTAGGTTACTTTGGAAGTATGGCGGTTATCCGTACAATGTACACAAGGGCTTCTAAGGCATTAACGCCCGTAGCCGTTGGGGATTACAACGCCGGGGCAATGAAAGGCGTACAGCCGCCGAGCAAATTGTATGGAGACTACCTGGTAAAGGTGGATAACCTACGGATTACGAAATTAACGGGAATTGAAAATATTTAAAAGGAATGGTAGTTATGTGGATTATTACAGTATTAGTTATATTGGGGGCGTTGGTGTTTGCTGGCGCTGCGGTTTTACTCCTTAGTTCCGTTATCGCGGACACGTGCAGCGTTAAGAACAAGAAACGCTTTGTACTTACCAGTTTTATAGGCGGGGTTATTGCCGCCGTCGGATTTGTTCTTGGGGCATACATACTTGCCGGGGTTGATTATCTTTTAAGTTGTGTAGTATGAAAGCAGAAGAACGGACGATTAGTTTTAAAGTGATTGGGGCAGCCCTCAACATTCACGACTTCATTATATGGGAGTTCGTACGTAGGTATGGATACGACAAGGGTATAACGAAAGACAGGAAAGGACGCGGGGTCGTCCAGTGGCAGAAAGCAAACCTTTGGATAGACAAGTTGGCACAGTACCTAAAGTTCCAGGAATACAGTTATAAGCAGGAAATCAACAAAGGGCAGTACACCTACATAAGTCGCGAACGTTTCCAACGTGAAAAGGAAAGCGAACAAGACGTGAGACGTGAGTACGGTGTGAACGACAAAGGGCAGGTGATAAGGGCGACTATCTTCGCCGATGGCACTAAACAGATGTGGCATTGGGGCACGTTGGAATGTGCGTGGCAATTGACAAAATGATAGTTGCGTAAAACCGTGAGCTATCAAAATGATAGTGGTGTTTACGAAATACTTAGCGCATTATTTATGATAGCTATAGGGGCTATATGGTGACAAAGTGTCAAAGCGTATGAAGTCGGAAAGACTTTGTACGCTTTTTTTATGTACCCCCCCTCTACAAGCCTCCACGGGCATGTTGATAAGTGGCGTAAATACCCCCTAAAACGCTGTGGGACTGTGGAATATACCCATCTAAAACATGCCAAAAACAGCCGTGTTTTCGGTAAGGGTTTTTTACGTACCTGGGAGAGTTCTTTCCACTGAAATACAGCTCTTTAGGGGTTTCTATATTACTTATCAACTTCAATTATATATAAAACATAGGAATGAATTTCTTATATTATTTTTAGAGAAATAATAGTTAATATATGTAAAATTGATTACAACAAAGATTTAGAAAATAAAGTTATAGGAAATATAGTTGCTATGTACAATAAATACCCCTAAAGTATTGATTTGTTGTGGAATATATTTTTGCCCTTTTTTTGCACTTTTTCTAAATGTTTACACGAAATCTTTGAGATTTGTATTTGTCATGAAAAATTTGTTAATCAATCGTTAAAAAGTGTTTCACTGATTTTAGGGAGATTTGAAAATGACGAAAAATGCGTGTAAAGAAATTTTGTAAGAAACTTGTGTGGCAATGGGCGAAACTCTGTTAAACTTCGATTTGTCCGAATGGGTGTGTACCTTTGCACCACACACGTTTGGGAGCGGATAAGACCGCGCACCCACACACGTACATTACTTATAAACTATGGCAGGAAAGAAAAAGACGGCGTCGACCGATACAACCGAGAAGATTACAAAGGGCATGGCGAAAGGAACGCCGCCGCCCATCCCCGAAAACGTGGGCAGGTGCAAAGAACTGTATGAGGTTCTAAACGTCCGGGGCATAAAAGGCGTTCAGTTAAGAACCGCACAAGAGTGCTTAGATTACGTTAGCGAGTATCTGCACTGGTGCAGAGCGAACCCCTTAACGAGATACGAAATGATTAAGGGTGGGCAATCGGCAGGCGAGTTAATCGCAGTCCCAATGAAACGTTCACCGAGTGTCGGGGCGTTCTGCCTTTTCATCGGGTGGAGCATTAAGGAGTTCAACAAGAACCGTGAAAAACTTGAAAAGTCCATTGCTGAAAGTGATGAGGCTATCGAACTGTATTACGGGTACTCCTTAATAAAGGAACTGATTGAAACCGATATGGACGAGGGCGCGCTCGCTGGTTTGGTAGACGCTAATTACATGGCGAAGCTACGAGGACTACGAGACCTTAAGGACGTTACAAGTAACGGTAAGGAAGCAGGCACAAAGGCAATGCAGGTTAACGTGCTGTCTGCCGAAGCCGTGGACAACATTAAAAAACTTGGCGGTATATAATGTACCGCCTTTAACAACTTTACTAATATGGCAAAGACTTATTCAGCGGTAGTAACCGCGCAGGCTGCAAACGTAGCCTTTCAAATTGAGGTGTCAACGGTTGGCACTATTGTACTGGAACGCTCTATCAACGGCACTACATGGGTTGTAGATAGAAGTATCGAGGACATGTTCGTATATAGCAATGTAGCGGAATTCAACGTTGCGGGCTGCGTGGTAGGACAGCAGTTACGCGTATCGTATGAAAACTGTGTAGAGGTGTCCTTTGAAACGTTGCAGTAAATGAGAGGGATAGAATTAAAGCACATCGGCGTACGCTCCTTTATGCTAAAGGGGCTTACTGCCCGGTGGGGCATTGACGGTGATAGACCGCCGATGCCACCCGCGTTGCGTACTGCGCTGGTTGCATGGTATAACACCGAGATACAGAAAGCTACGAACTTCGACGTTATAGAGAGTTACGCGGAGGACTTCACAACGTGGAGCTTTAACCCTACAAGAGGCGTTCAAACTCACACCAACAAATCGGTACACATAACGGAGACGTTAATAGCAGACCGGCAAATCGCCGAACTGCCGAACGCCCGCACGGGCACTATGACGTTCAAGGTTAGCGGACTTGACGGTACGCGTAATGTGCGCGTTACCCGTGGGATTGCCACAGCGTTCCGTATTACACAGGATGGCGTGTACACTATGGATACCGTAGAGCGTTACTCGGGTTTCTGCGTGTCGGTAGTAGGCGCGTGCGATATTACTATCGAGCAGCTCCCAGCGTCAAAGCTAACGGACTTGTCCGGCAATGGACATCACTTGCATTTGTACGGGTTTACGGGGTCGGATAACATCGTAGACAACATGTTACAGCACACGGGCACACAGTTTGGCGTATCATACGGACAACCGATATTGACCGATTACACGGTATGCAGTACGCGTGAGTGGTCGAGCGGTGCGGGGGCTTTTGCGGTGAAAGGTGACGGTAATCAACGGGCGTTTATCTTCGAAAGGTTTGATGGTGCACTGGAGCGCGTAAGTTCGTTCGAAGCGTATAACACCGTGGCTATCGACAAAAGTAAGCAGTTCGTTTACATGAGCAAAACGAGTTACAACGGTACGCCCATAACGGCGGGTACCACGCCCGATAAAGACATGTTAACCGTTGGCGGAATATATAACGCCAATACCGGGGTTAATATCAAGCCGTTCCACGGCGCGTACAAAAGCTTTGTGCTGTTCAACCGCACGCTAACTACCGAGGAACTCGCGTACGTTGAACGGTGGATGGCTTAAACTCTATTAAACTATAATGCCACAGAGGTTTTAACTACCTTTGTGGCATTATCATTTCACAGTGCCGCCCTGCACAGGCTACAGAGCCGCACTATAAAAAAAACAAATATTAACACATGAACGTTACACATACATTTGAAAAACTATTAGCCGCATTCGTTAACCCGCGTTATCGTGGTGTGGCAAGCAAGGGGGGCACTCGTAGCGGCAAGACGTGGGCGACCTTACAGATGCTCTACCTATTGGCGAAGTCGGCAGAAAAGCCCTTATTCATATCGTGCGTCGCCGCTACGCTTCCAATGGTTAAGCGTGGTATGCTGCGCGACTTTAAACTAATGTTGGCGAGTGAGGGCGTTTGGGACGAGAACGCATTTAACAAAACCGAGATGACGTATGAGCTACCTAACGGTTCGGTAATTGAGTTCTTCGGTTGCGATAATGCCAGCAAGGTACACGGCGCTGCACGTGACGTTCTGTTCGTCAATGAGGCACAAGGCATCGCCCGCGAGATATTCCGACAACTCGACATACGTACACGCAAAAAGGTTATCATCGACTTTAACCCCGTTCGGAAGTTTTGGGGTGAAACCGAGTTCGTAGGCGAGCGATACATAACAATCCATTCAACCTACAAGGATAACCCGTACCTAACCAAAGAGCAGATAGGCGCAATCGAGAAGAACAAGAACGACGCCAATTGGTGGCGCGTGTACGGCGAGGGCTTGACGGGTGGCGTAGAGGGCAACGTATATCCCGAATACGAAGTTATCGAGGACATGCCCGAAACTTATACAGGTCGTTGCCTGGGGCTTGACTTCGGGTTCGTGAATGACCCTACGGCGATTGTTGACGTGCGTTTCGAGGGTTGGGACTTGTATGTAGACCTACTTTGCTATGAAACAGGGTTGCTTAACAGCCATATTGCCGATTACCTAACGGGGCAGGGGCTTAACCGCGTAGTTACCGTGTGCGATAGTGCGGAACAGAAATCTATTATGGAACTCCAGCAAAGACGCATTAAGGCAATGCCGTGCGTTAAGGGCAAAGGCTCTATATCGGGCGGTATTGCACAGGTGAAGCAGTTCAAGATGCACGTAACAAAACGTTCCGTTAAGCTACTTGACGAGCTGGATAACTACAAATGGATTAAGGACGAGGGCACGGACACATACACCAACGTACCGACCGACCAATTCAACCACGCGTTAGACGCTTTGAGATACGCAGTAGATTACTTAATTAGAAAATACAGACCGAAAGGATGAGAAACCCAATAGTTAAAATAATAGAAAAGGGCGTGCGGCTTATGAACCGCGCCGCCCTACTTGCAGTAGCCAACTTCCCCGCATCCGCCACCGTGCGAATGACCAGGGACGAGAAACTACTACTTGACGACCTTTGCAAATACATCGAGCCGTCAAACCTCGCAACCCGTAACGGGAAAGTGGTGTACAGGTTAGCGCCCTTAGAGGAAATAACCCTTTGGGCTATGCTGGAGACACGCCGCGCCGAGGGTTCGTTAGAACGTATCAAGGCATGGACGGGTGACAACTACGAAGCCCACAGTATCGCCGAGGTTGTGAAGCTGGACAAGTTCATACGCGAGGCGCTTAAAGACGCGGACGGGTTGGAACGCATGCTCTTTGCGAACGTACCGAACACCGAAAGCGCACTAACCGGGGCGGCGGAAGTCAAGGAAGCCAAGAACCTGTTAGGCATAGTGCAGACCGCCGCCGACCTGTTCAAGTGTTCGTTCGAGCAGGCGAAGCAACTGAACTACACGGACGCTATTATAGCCATGAGCAAGAAACATGACGAGGTAGAAAAGGAAAAGAAAGAACTTAAAAAACAACAAAGAAGATGGTAGACTTTGAAAGCATTCTAAACACAGCCGAAGCGCGTGCAGCCGTATTAGGTTGCCCGCTCGTGTTCGGTGATACCGCAGTACAGAACGTAGCGGCTAACTCGATAGGCGTAGACTTCTTCACGCTGGACGTGACCGACAGTTCGTTCGTAGATATGTCGAACGTTAACACACCCGCCTACACTATTGTGGTGCGCTGTATGGGCACATCGGCATACATGAGGGACGACGCTACGGAAATAGCTACACTTATCCGTACGGACAAGCTATTGAGGCAATTCCTATCAGCGTACGTGTGTGGCTTCGAGGTGTCCGGGCTGTCTATCCGAAAGGTGCAGAACGAATACGACACAATCAAATCGGGGTGGGAAGCTACGTTAGACATAACTCTATAGGGTTTAGATAGCCCAATTTATTTAACTACTTTTGTGGCGTGTTCCTCTAATGGTGCACGCCATTTTTTATGTTAATAATCAAAAACAACCTTATTCCCTTTGGCACATATAAAGCCATAAACGTTTGTGGCGTGCTGTTCGTAAAGAAAGGCACGGAAGTTACACCGCGTCTACTCCAGCACGAGAAGATACACACAAAGCAAATGCTTGAAATGATGATTGTAGGTTTCTACCTGGTTTACATGATTGAGTTCATATACCGATACATTAAACAGAAGCCGAACGGGCGTTCGCGCTGGAGACAAGCGTGCCGGGCTATCAGTTTCGAGCGTGAAGCGTACTTCAATGAGAACCGACCTAACTATTTTGCTCTTCGCGAGCCTTACCAATGGGTAACATATTGGTGATATGGACAAGAAGATAGTAGACCTGGTTAGGCAGATACGTAACAAGGTAGTGAAGAACTACTACGCCATGCGCTTGAACGCTTCCGGGCGGTTCGACCGTGAAACCATTGTAACCGATTACGGGTCGGGCGTGAAGATAGAAGCACCCGCCTACGTGTTTCAGATGGAACAGGGCAGAAGCGCGGGCACTATGCCACCTATCAAAGCTATTAAGCAGTGGATTAAAGACAAGAACGCCAACGCAGGCACGGACATACCGGAAGAAGCAGCGTACGCGATTGCATACGTAATCAAGCGGGACGGTATTAGAGTTCCCAACCGTAATAACGCTGGCGGCGTTGTCAGTTCATTGCTTAACGATGCCGAGGTTAAACGCATGACGGCGGAAGTTAACGAGATAATTAAAGCAGAAATTTTGAAAATATTAACAAAGTGATACAATGAGATACAATTTTATGAGTACGGGTATCGGCGGAGGTTCAGACTTAACCGATATGCGCGAAGTGCTACCTATCGGACAAGGCATAAAACAGAACATGATAATTTCCGAGATTGGGTCGGTTACGAGAATAGACGTTACGGCGGTCATGTTTGACGCTGGCGGGCAGTCTTTCCCGTCCACACAGTCGGCAACGATTAAGAACGTGTATGAAAATATGGTTATAGACCTCTCCGCGTTTGCACCATTGTTCGGCGATGACGTGTGTACTATGGAGTTGCTAAGCGGTGACGGTACAGGACAACGCCGACTTTATTTCCTCATACTTTCGCCCAACGTTGGCGCTGCGGGTACTATCCCGGTCTACCCGTTGGGTAGTGTGCGTATCGGGTCTAATGGCGGGGAAAGCGCGTTTGCCGATTACAACTACGCGCAACAGGGCGAGCTACCGGACGCGTGGGACGCGAACGCAGGGGCTAACTTACCCGCGAGTGAAGCCGTAAAGGATAACTTTATCGGCATTGACGGGTTATTAGGTGCAACACGAGTACGCCGTGCCGCCCCGAACCCGGACGGTTATATTTGCGATTTACGCCCCACGATTGACTACCCCTGGACTAAACATAATATGCACGTTAGTATGTTGTTTATGAATGATGGGACACGGGATGTTAGGGTACAACTCGCACCCGACAACGCGGACGGGTCGTTTTCTTATTGGGATGTGAAGCCCGGCGAGACCCAAATATTATCCGCACGTTTCGACCACGTAGGAAGCCGCCCACGCTTTGTGGCATTCGGGCAACAAGGTGTGCAAGTGTCGTTCCGTGCATCTCGTATCATGGTTACCCGCGGGAACTGCTACCGACCATACACACGTTCATACCTGGAACAGGCGGCCCGCCCGATGGGTATGAGTGCCTATATAGGTTATCTAACCGACTACAAAGACGGGTATTTTAACCGCCTGGAGGATATGGGCGACGACGGTAAAGCGGCTGGCATTATGCAAGGCGTACAGATGAGCGCACAAGGTTTCCCGTTTGCTAACAGACTGTTTTTCCCGTATGCCTTTTTGGGTTCTACCCCCGTAGAGATGGCATACTTTACGGCGATAAACGAACACGGGGATATTCCATCTGATGGCACAAACCCAACAGTAGTTAACAGCGGATACGCTCCGGGTGTAGGTAACTTTAACGAGACGTTCGCTACACGTTCGTATGTATGGTTCAACACGGAGGACGGGACGTTTAGGGCGTATGGCACGGAACGATACCGAAAGAAAGAGTTCCACGATTTGCCAATCGAAAAGAAAGTCGCGTTAAAGTGGTTGAACTCGCGCGGGGCATTCGATAGCATGTACTTTGCAGATTACACGCTAACACCTAAACTATCGGTAACGGGCGAACTTGAAAGCCTGGACGTAGTTGTTAAAAAGGTGATTACAGAAGATAACGAAGACGCGCTTTTTTACTTGACGCGTTCGCCGCACATTCTCGCATTAACGCCGTTTGACGTTGTGCAATGGGGAAAGGCGAAATCAGAAAGTAACGGCGTGTTCGCAACCCGTGGCGGCAACGTTGGCAAAACGCTTACATTGAAATTTAGTGTTACATTAAACAGGGCATAGAAGATGGATATAACAATACGAATAGGTAACAAGGTAGTAGAGGGTGTGAAGCCCTCTACTGTTAAACTCACCATTAACAACGTAGACCCGTTCACGGTCGGCGAACGTACTAACACATACTCGGCAACGGTGAAAGTGCCGAGAACTGAAACCAACGACGCTATATTCGCGTCTGAACGTTTCCCGATGATCTACACGAAAAAGAACGTATATATCGCGTATGTGTATTTCGGTGGGCTGGCTTCACCGTTCACCGACGGGCAGTTCGTGGCACAAGTCAAGGCGGAAAAAGACGGGTACAGTATTTCGCTTGTTCAGAATACCGTGAACCCGTCAAACACAAGTTTGCCCGTTTCTACCAAGTCGATACGCGTAGGTTACGAGTATGACCCGGCGATAGATACCCTTAACCAGCTAAAGAGGGTCGCCACTGTTAAAGACACGTACCGCGCTGCGGTGGACTATAGAGGGCAGTTTACACACCCGCCTATCGCCGCGGGGTATTCGCCCGATGAGGTGGAGATAGGTTTCGACCTGGAAGCGCGCGACGTAGTAGATACCGAGATGGAGGGCTTATGGAGTGAATGTGCGTATATGGGTGCGAGCAATACGATTAACGGCGGGTACTATCCGAACAGCTATTTCCGCCCTAAAAATACTTTCGTTGACAGTATTATGGGCAGATACAACCAGGCAAGCAGCCGGGTGTACGCAACGGTGGACGTTGGCAGTTACGTGCTGATGGACATAGACGTACCGGGTGTCATGCTTCGTGCGTATCAGCTAACAACGGACGAAATGAATATTCTGTTTACCCGTTCCGGCACACATCCGAGCGGCGCGATAAAATACGAGTTGAAAGTAAAACAGAACTTTGCATATTACGTTCCTAACCCTGGTACGAAGTTCCTGGACTTCTATTTTCACAGTACGAACCTATTGCCGCCGAACGACAACGATAACTACAAACCGACTACGAAAGTACCTGTGGAAGATGCGTTGCACGTCGCTTTGGGTGTTCAGAATATCGAGATATACGACGGACACCAGGTTATGCCCGTGGAAATGCCGTACGAGGCTATGGATTTAATAAAAGGCATGTGCCAAATGTTTGCGTGGCGCTATACGTTCGACCACACAGTACCGAACTTCACGGCGAAGCAAATCATTAAGGGTCACCCTAACACCTACGAAAGCAAAGTGTATGTGGATTGGTCGGGGCGTGAGGACGCGACAACGGCGCAATACTCCGAGGTTAGCGGGCTGGGTTCTGAAATGGTTGTCAAGGTAGGCGAGTTTGAGTTCGTTGTAGGCGGAAACCGTAACAACGTTACCCGGAGAACGAACGCTTTTAGTAGCTCTCTTGCTTTCAAGAAAAAGAAATACGACGGTACACCGCGAGTATTTGAGATGAGAAGCACGAACACGGGCGGTGATGGATGGGTAGAGGGTGACTACATGAGACACCCGAATGGATATACCAAGTATTTGAATGATTACTTTCTACCGTTCCAAAACTCGTACCAAGTAACCGTAGAGGCTAACTTATCATATTTCGACATTGCGAATTTTAAAGATGATGCCTTATACAGATTTGCTAATTTGGGCGGTTCTTTCTATCTTCGCAAAATTGAAAATTGGGACGCATCTACGGGTAAATGCAAATTAACTCTTATTAGCGTTGACTTATAAAAACAATCAAGGGCGGGCAGATGTTCGCCCTTTAACAAATCTTAGAGAATGGCAAATGAAAAAGTAACCCTATTAGACCTTTCGTTCAATACGGCGGCAGGTCTCGACGGTTTGGAAGCCCTTATTGCTAAATCTGTGGAACTCGCCAGAACAAAGGAGCAGTTGCAGAAAGCAATGAAAGACGAAAAGAAAACGTTGGACGAAGCAACTAAGGCGTACCAAAACGGGAACATCTCACAAGCGGAATACAAAGCCGCGGTTGAGGCGAACACCAAGTCACAGATAGCCCTAAAAACGCAAATGCTCGACAACTCGAAAGCCATATCCGATAATAACGCGGCTATCAAGTCAAGCAAAACGCTGTTAGATAGCCAGGCGGATAGCGTAGACGCTTTGAGGGCGCAACTCGCAAAGAACACAAAGGAGCTAAACGCTATGAGTGCATCACAGCGCAACAACACCGAGGAGGGGCAAGCGCTCGCCGAGCAGACAAAGGAAATATCCGATAGGCTTAAGGAGATGGAAAGCGCGGTTGGTGACAACCGTAGGAACGTAGGTAACTACACCGAAAGCGTCACAGAAGCGATACAGCAGACAACCGGGCTGGGCAAAGCCAATTCCGCGTTATCGGCTATCATATCAACCGGAACAACGACTTTAAAAACGTTCTTTACGGTTCTAAAGGCTAACCCGTTCGTGGCGATTGCTTCGCTTATCGTTGCTATCGGTTCGGCGGTCGTGGGTGTAATGAAACGTAATGACCAGCTAATGGACAGTCTTAAGGCGGCATTCGCGCCGTTTGAGGTTATTATAGGCCGTATTCTTGACGCCGTAGCAAACATGCTTAGTGTGTTGGGTAAAGCCTTAGAGGTGATTGTAGACGGTGTTACTAACTTCCTGGACATGTTAGGACTGATACCCGAGGAAACCAAAAAGGCAGCAACCGCCGCGCGTGAACTTGCTAACCAGTCGGTACGTCTTTACAACCTGGAAAGTGATAACCTTGTTATCGTGTCGTCACTTCGTAGAGAACTCGAACGGCAGAAGATAATCGTAGGCGATGCGTTGAAGTCCGAGACTGAAAGAGTTGAAGCCGCTAAACGAGGGTTGGACATACTTAAGCAGATGGAAGAACGCGAGGTCGCTGTACTCAAAGGTAAGTATGAACAAATCAAAGCGCAAAACGATTTAGGCAACTCTACTAAGGAAGATATACGCGCCGAGATGCAAGCGTTAGCCGATTTGCAGAACCTACAAGCGCAATACATGTCGCAGCGTAAAGAACTCGAAAACCAGCAAAGCGGATTGATTAAGGCTAACCAAGACGCGGCGAAAGCCCGTGCGATAGCTAATCAAGCGGCCACAGAACGTGCCGAGCAGGAACGCATAAGGAAGTCTATCGAAAAAACTAAAAAGGCGGAAGAAGCGAAAGCAGCTATACAGGCGGCGACTATCAAGGCACAAGAAGAAGCGTTAGCAAATCTCGATTTGCAAATGAAGCAAAGAGAAATTAACGACACTTCGTTAGAAACCAAGATAGAACACCAAAAGGAGTATAACGCGCGGTCGTTGGAACTTGAACGCTATCGCCTGGAACAGGGACTTATCACACAGCAGGAATACGCCAACAAGGAATTAGAGGGACGCATAGCAGTCGAGGAACTCGAAAAGCAACGCCAGGAAGAACGCAGGGCACTCGAAGAAGAAAGAAAGGCTATGGATAAGTCTAATGAACTGGAAATCAGGAAGTTGGACGCGCAGAATGAATGGGATATGAGGCAGGCGGAGTTAGATGCCGCATACCTCCAGGAGATGGAAGCCGCGCAACGTTTGGGGGCGGACACATCTAAGGTAGTTGAAAAGTACGAGAAGTACAAACAGAAGTTAACAGCCGAACGCATCAACGCTGAACTATCAATGGCGGCGGGCGCAGCGGGGCAACTTGGTGAACTTTTGGGCAAAGAGAGTAAAGCGGGTAAAGCATTTGCAGTTGTCCAGGCTGTTATTAATACGTATTTGGGTGCAACCAAGGCGCTGGCATCGGGTGGCTTTTTGGGCATCGCGCAGGCGGCTATCGTTATCGCTACGGGTATGAAGCAAGTCGCCACAATCACCAAACAGAAAGAACCCGATACTAAAATCGACAGTTCCGTTAAGAAGTACGCAAAGGGCGGTATGATTACTGGGGCTTCACATGCAGCGGGCGGTGTAACGTTTACCGGAAGTAACGGGCAAGTGTTTGAAGCAGAGGGCGGCGAGAGTATGTATATTCTAAAGAAGTCGGCTACGGCGGACATTGCAGCCCTTTCGGCGTTCAACGAGGCGCACGGCGGCAACTCGTTCGGTACTTCGGGTCTGTACAAGTTCGCCAACGGTGGACAAATCAATACGCTAACGGGCGGTGGGTCTAACGCGGCGCAGGCTTCGTTCTCGCGTGAGGCGTTGAACCAATTAGCGGAGGTAGTTATTGCGGGGGTCGCTTCCATGCCTAACCCGATTGTAACCGTAACAGATATTAATAACGGACAGTCGGGCGTTAGTGAGGTTCAAGTGGCATCTATTTCTTAAATCAACTCGTGCAAAGGTGGCAATACTATAAGTATTGTCTATCTTTGCACGTGTTACAACAAAAACAAACTTATGAAATTTAAAAAATTACGAATTATCGAAGCGGGTTTAACCGCAAACAGCGCACCGAAAGGGGACGGCAGTTACTTGCCGCTCTACATAACCGAAGAGGCTGTACAGAGTGTTGTAACATTGGGCAACATGAAGCCTATACACTGCCGCCGAACGCATAACGGCGATGATATGCTGGACGGTTATATAGGCAGCTTTTCAAATTTCGTTTATGAAAACGGCGTAGCTTATGCAGATTTTGAAATGTCAACCGCTTTAGAGGTTGCATATCCGCAGGAGGCGAAGTTTATTAAAACAATGATTGAAAAGGAAACCGCTATGTTAGGCGTTTCAATCATGGGTGCAAACGAACTTGTAGAAAACACAGAAAACAATCGGTTTGACATACCACGATTCACGGAGTTATATTCTTGTGATTTGGTAGGGATGCCCGCCGCAACATCAAGTCTATTTAATACTAACCAAAAAGAAAAGAAAATGAACAAATTTTTTAGCGCATTCGCGGAAATGTTTAAACCCGCAGAAGCTACGAAACTTGCTACGGAAGTCGTTAAAACTCGCGAGGGTGGGGAAATCACGATTGAAGCGGCTGGTGAAGAAATGGCTATCGGAGACAAGGTTTTTGATAGTGAGGGTAACGCAGTACCGGACGGCGAAGTAATTATCGTTACCGAGGATGGCGAAGCAATTCTCGTTGTTGAGGGTGGCGCGATTAAGGAAGTTAAACCCGTTGAACCCGAAGAAGAAAAGAAAGTTGAGGACATTGTAGAGGAAACAACCGCAGCAGTCCCCGAAGAGTTCAGCCAACGACTTGACGCACTCGAAACCGCACTTGCCGCGCAGACCGCAGCTATTAATGACATGGTAGCGAAGTTCAGCAAAGCAACGAAGCAACCCATAACAGCTACACCGGGCATTCCTAAAAAGAATGAAACCAAGCTAAGCAAAGAAGCGGTAAACGCAGCCGCAAAAAAATACCTCTAATAAGAAACAATTCAAAAAAAAAGAAAAAATTATGGCAATGACATTTACCGACATGAACAAACTGAACCTTTCGGGTTTGAACGAAGTTATCACATTAACCGTAGGTTTGGCGGGTGAGATTTCAAAGGGCATCACCGTTATGAACGGTATCGCTAACAATACCCCCGTTGTATCGCTCACCGCTTCGGATAAGGCTCTGAAACTTTCTGCGGGCTGTGGCGAAACTACATATTATGACAAGATTGCAGACAAGGTTAAATACTATAACCACGCACCTATAGAACTGCCTTTGGAAATCTGTTTGCAAAGCCTTTGGGGCAAAATGGTAGCAAAGGGAATTAACCTGGACGACGACTTTTCAGAAACTGAACTTGCTGGTTTCATCCAAGCAGAAGTTCTGAAAGTGCTGGAAGCCGACTTGCTTCGTTTGGCATGGTTGGACGGCGATATTAAGGACGAAAAGACGGGTTACGGTATCTTCAAGAACGGCGGTATCCTCAAACAACACCAGGCAAGTGCGGAAGAACAAGGCGCTTTGACGCTTGACACCAAGGGTGTGCTTACTGCATTGCGTGCATGTGTTGACGGACAGCGCCCCGACCAGTTGGACGGTTCGGAGTTCTTCGTAACATCTAACGTTATGCGTTTGTATAAGAACCTCTTGCAGGACAAAACAAACGATATGGCGTTCGTTACGTTGGTTGACGGTAAACCCGAGTATTACTTCGAGGGCTACAAGATTAACGAACTTCGCCACGTGTCTAACGCAGCAAAGGTTGACGGTAAGAATGATGCGTTTATCGCATTTACTCCTAAGGGTAATATTCAAATCGCTTTGGAAAGTTCTGCACCGTCTATCGCACCGTTCATCCAGGACGCGAAGAGCCGTAACTACTACTCTAACACAGTATTTGCAGCCGATGCAATGCTTGTTGCTCCTGAATTTATGCAACTGTGGTTGCACGCTTCTGCATAACGGCAAAACTAATTATTAATCGAAAGGGTGGGTAGGGTTGTTTACCCTATCTGCCCTTTTTCATTTTACAAAAACAATATGGGAAAGACTTGTTTAAATAAAAATTCTTTGGCGGTTGCCTATGATTGCAACCTGCCCGTACATGGTGTTAAGGATATTTATATCATTGACGCGGAAGACGTGAAGAGTTACACGATAAGCCCGGACGGGTTGTCTATCACGGCGTTTGAACTCATACCGGACGGCGTTAGCAACAAAGTAGAGGGTTTCAAACAGAACATTACATATACGGAAGAACTTGTTGAGGGCGACTACGCTAACTTTATCAAACCTACGGTTACATTCCGTAAACCCGCCAACGTTGACTTCACGGGCAACTCATTCGGGCAGACACTTGCTAACCGTAAGTTTGTTGTATTCGTGGTGTTTAACGAAGTTGGTAAGTGTTCATGTTTGGGTATTCAGAACCCGTTGGTTCTAAAAGGACTTGAACGCGATGCAAACGCGAACGGTAACTCGACTATGTACACACTTACAACCGAGGACGGGAATTTTTCGGCGGCTATTCACGACGGTTCGCCATTAGCATAACGAATTTAAAGGAAAGGAAAATATATGGCATGTATTAAGAAATTAGCGAGCGCTTTAGCGTTCGATTGCGATAGCGGAACGATGGGTTTTAAAGACGCTTTGTTCATGAACCGCGAGGACATCTCGAGTTTCTCCGTAGATGGCTCAAACCAAGCTACAATAGCAATGGTGGGTGGCTCTTCGGCTTACAAGATTGACACCGTTAAACGGTCGTTGGTCGTTTCGGAAACTCTACGCGTGAATGAGAGCGCGCCGAACGGGTTCTCACATGAAGCGGTTATTAACATATTTTCTAAGGGCAACCGAGAAGTACAGAACGCTATCCGAAATGCGTCTATCGTGCTGGTGGCACGCGGAAATGACGGTCAAATACGGGTCTATGGGTTGTACTATGGTCTAAAGGCTTCTGCCTCTGCGGAAAGTTCTCATGATAACGGCGGTTGGTCTCAATTCACAATGTCAACGCCGGAGGGTGTGATAGGCGAAGATAGTCTCCACATGGCAGCCGCAGCCTACGAAACATTGTACAATACGGCAGTAGGATGATAGTATTAACGAATTAAAACATTTGAATATGGCTTGTTTACAAAAGATAGCAAAAAGTTACGTATATGAGTGCGGAAAGGCTTCGGACGCTTTCGGCGAAATTACGGAAATGATAGTCGTAAACCCGGACGACATTAAAAGTTTTACATCCAACGGCGCTATAGCCGTTGTGATGCAACCGACCAAACAAGGGTACACCGTACAGGGCGCAAACGGTGCGATTGTAGCAACGTTTGCAACTAAGGGCGGCGAGACGTACCCGCTGGCGCATGATATTAGCATAGCGGCTCAAATCCCGCAAACCGCGATAGTAAGTACAGAGGGCGGTGTTGCCGATATGATTGCGTCTAACGCGGTTATCGCGTTCAAGGCGGGGCAGAACCACTACATAGTAGGGTTGGGCGCACCCTTGTCCGCTCTATCAGTGGAGGCAACGAGTAACGCTTCACCGTCAAGTTTGGTAACGTGGGGCGTAGATGAATGGCAGACGGGCACAACGTTCTATGCGTTGCCGAAAGCACAGTATGAAGCACTTAAAACACCCGCGGAATAATGGCAAAAGCAAAAACAACTAAAAATGCGGCTACTGAAAAGGTAGCCGTTTCTGTTCCCGAACTATCGGTGTACGAAAAGATGGACTTATACGAGAAAATGACAGGTCTAAAACTTGATAAGAGTTGCCATTTCGATAAAGAGTTCGCAACTTTGTGGTATGAAAAGAAATATCTTTCCGGGGTACACACCCGTTGGATTTTCAAACCTGGTGCACGTATCACACACTACGCAGACGGGAAGATATACAAGGGTTCTAACATAGACGACGCCACGGCGGAACGCCTTATGAAAGAAAATCCCGCTTACAAAGAATTATTCATTGATTTAAAAGAGGAAAAATAATATGATAGGGTACAAACGTATTTCGCTTCTTGTTGAAAAGGCGTTAAAGTTGTCCGCCAATACGGGCGATAAGGTTCTGAACTATGGCGAGGGAAACTTGTACCCTCAAAATTTGGCTGAACTAATCTACGCATCTAAAACGGCGAGCGCCGCGGTTGAAAAGATGAGCGAAAACATAATTTGCGAGGGTTTCAAGAACCGGGACTTTGCAGCATTGACGAACGGCAACGGTTATAACATGGACGACGTGTTAGAGCAGACAGCAAAAGACGTTGCCCGCTTTAATGGTTGGGCGTGGATAGTCCAATACAAAGTTACTTTAGAGGGCTACAAGCCCGCCGCCATTTATAACGTACCATTTGAGTATGTGCGCGCCGAGATTAACGACAACTACCTACAAGACCCCAGCGTAAAACGTTGGATTGTCTTTAACAATTGGGATAGGCAGAGCACAAAGGCTACGCAGGTAAAGAAGAACTCAACGATTTACAATACTTACAACCCCGCAACCATTGCGGACGAGATTAACGAGGTTGGCGGTATTGAGAACCACAGGGGACAACTTCTGTATGTGAACCTTTCGACAACCCGCCCGTATCCGCTTTCGCAGTTCCATGCAGTACGTAATGAAATGGGCGCAGAGGACAAAAACGGTAAGTACGTTAACCGAACGCTGGGTCGTGGTTTCCACATGTGTAGTATCGTGTCGCATGGTGACTTTGAAAGCGAGCAGGCACAAGACGAGTTTCGCGATACCTTGTCCGAGATGATGGGCAGCGAGAACGCCGGGGCGGTTCTTACAGTGCGAGACGAGAATATGTCGGACAAACCGTTTATCAAGGTAGACCAATTAGGCAGCCCCATAGATAGGGAGCTGTACCGGGCATACGTCGAACCATTGAGGAAAGATATTTGTATCGCCGCGTATAACATACCAATGCCGTTAATTGATAGTTCGCTTATTGCGTTCTCCAATTCTTCCGGTGAAGTTATTAAGGAGCTGCAAAAGGTGTACCGTAGGTCGCTTTCCAAGATTAGACAGCGTATTGAACGCGAGTTATACCAAATATTTGAACTCGACCCGACGACAACGGAGATTAGAAACGAGCTTGACGAAGAACAACCAAAAGTTATAAGTGAATGAAAAACAACCTTTTAGGTGCGGTGGTCTATTTGGCCGCCGCTATTGCTTTAAACCCGTCCGTAGCTGTTATACTACTTGCTATCAAAGAAGATAGCGACCGAGTACACTACTACGGCGGGAAGTGGAACAAAACAGATTTAATTATCGGCGTGTCGGCGGCGTGCGTTGGCGGCGTGATTAGATATTTTTTAATTAAATACCTTACATAATGGCTTATCCAATAGAAAAATTACGAACGTTGTTTGAGATTGCCGTAGACGTGAAAGATAACGCCCTGGAAACGGCGTTTTTTGAAGCGGATATGTTAGACCTCAAACCGCAAATCGGTATGGGTTACGAGTTATTACCTACCGAGTACAAGAACGGTACGGAGGACGCCGTGGGGGGCGAAAAAATCCTCTGTTATTACGCGTTTGCACGTTATTTGCAGACAGCAGACCAAAGCAGTACATCTACTGGTCTGAAATTACAAACTTACGGCGGGTCTGTTGTATTGCCGGACACGAGCAAATTTAAGAGGGCGGAAGCGGAACGGGCAATAGCCGACCTCTTTTGTGAGGGCTTTATAGCATGGTTGAGGCAGGACGGTTTGTTAGCGTGCCCGAAAGTACGCAACACTCGTATCTCTCTAATCAAGTAATGTTAGAACATCTCGAAACCTACTTTAGAATTTTCTTTGCTGCGACCGTTTCCACAGCGATTTCTAATGTAGGCGACTTCATTATGTTGGTCATCCTTTTGAGCATTTTAAACTGGTTAGCAGGATACCGAGCGGATGCAGTCAGGGGCGAAAAGTATTCGCACAAGAAAACTATGAAAGCAGTTAAGGAAATGGCGCTCACAAGTGCTATACTTTTCTTTGTTGCTTTGACATGTACCATGTTAGAACCTACGGTAGACTATTCGATAGTTATCAAGGCACTTACAGGTATATTTGCTATTATATACGCGCGGAACATAACCCGAAATTTGCGTATTATACAGCCCTCAAATGAGTTCGTGAAGTTCTTGAATATGATTGCTAACGTCAAGTACAAGAACCTCAAAAAACGCATTAAAGAGGACGATTTAGAAATACCAAAAACAAAAGAAGATGGCGGACAGCAGTAAATTAGTTCCTTTTATTCTCCAATGGGAGGGAGGGTTTGTAAACGACCCTCTCGACTTAGGAGGAGCAACAAACAAGGGTATAACGATTGGCACGTTTACAGAGTACAAGAAGCGCAAAGGGCTGAAAGCCCCAACGGTTCAAGACCTCAAAAACATATCGGACGAGGATTGGCACGCGGTTTTTAAGGGTCTTTATTGGGATAGGTGGAAAGCCGATGACATAAAGAGCCAGGCAGTAGCAAATATCCTGGTAGATTGGGTTTGGGCTTCGGGTGTGCACGGAATTAAACGCCCCCAGCGTCTTTTAGGCGTCACGGCGGACGGTATTGTAGGCGCTAAGACCATTGCCGCACTAAACGCCAAAGACCCCGCAGAACTCTTTAGAATGATTAAGGCAGACCGCGTTAAGTTCATTGACGAGATTTGCGCGAAACGCCCCGAAAACAACCGTTTTAAAAAGGGCTGGTTAAACCGTATTAACGCGATTAAGTATGAATAAATACCTATTAATAACTATCGGCGCGCTCCTTATATTAGTAATGTGGGGGTACGACAAGATACAAGACCAAAGAGCCGAGATACGGAAGCAAGACCGTAATATATCGGCGTTGACTTCCGAGCAGGAGGAGTATATAACCAAATTGGGCGATTACGCCGTTAAGAAAAAGGCCCTGGAAGTATCCCTAAAGGAACTGAAAGAGATTAACGGCGGACTACGGGACGACCTAAAAGCGTTGAACATCCGTTTGAAAGATGCGTTATCCGCGTCGCAGGTGACAACCAAAACGGAGATACACGAAACGGTACGTACCGACACGATAGCGGGTGTGCTTCATGCAGAATTTACCGACCCGTGGAATAGAATTGTAGCCGACCTTTCGAGCGATAGTACGAGACTTTCCTATATCGGTACGGATACTATTACCGGGGTAATCTCCATAACAAAGAAACGTTTCTTGTTCTTTAGGTATGGCATTAAGTCGGTTGATTACGACATATCAAACAAGAATAAGCGCACAAAAATGGCTATTGATATAGCCGTGAAGTTTAAATAAATGTTAATTTTTGTAACAATTCGTTGAGGGACAGCAAGCTAAAATTGTAGTTTGTTGTCCCTCAATGTTTTAGGCTATAAGACTGTACATAGCAAGTACATTTCCCTATACTTTATTTTTAAAATGTTGTTTATAATAAAAATATACCTATCCTCTCTACAGACCCTACAGAGGGGGGTATGCCCTATATAAAATATTACCAACATTTTTCATTTCGAGTTCCATAGAGTTATAGTTGATATGTACAGTTTTATAGCTTAAAGTGCTGATTTATTGAGATATAAACTTTCTGTTTCTAAGCTGTTTCTAAACTGTTAATAAGTGGGAAGTACATTGAAGATAGCTAACCGCTTGATTTGTTGAGACTTGTACTAAATTCATAGTTAAATCATAGTTAATCAGTGTTAAACGCTTTGTGGTCTCAAAATAACCTATTATATTTGCATCACGTTCAAAGGGAAACATTTCCCAACGTAAGAAATGAAACGGGCAGTATCCACATCGCACCGTACCAAAGTGGAAGAAATGAA